AGCAGATCCGCTTGTTCCTGCACTTAAAACAACAGATGATGAAGATAAATGTGTATGTCCTCTAAAAACTATATCTCCACCTGTCATTACGACTGATACCTTCTTTTGGAACATGTCACCTTCAGTATAATACTCTGCATCTATTGATGCTTGTATTTTTGCTACAACACCTGTACTTCCACCAAACTTTGTTGAATCAACTACAAAACTAAGCTCTTTTGGTGTGCTACCATCTACTGCTATTTTAAAGTAATATGTTGTGCCTGATGTTAATCCTGATTCTGAATTTGCAGTTACATCAGATAAACCTAATCTAGACTCTCCATGTGTATAAAATTGCAATGCTACTGAGCCTATTGTAATACCAGTCTGCCCACTATTTGCTCTACCATACCCTGCTAGGTTTGTTGCTTTATATCTACCTAAATCATCACTTTGTGTTAATGTGTATTTATTAAAATGATGATACATGTTATAAAATGGAAGTCTTATTGCTGTATTATCACCATGTGCTACTGCACTAGATCCATCAACACCTCTTATAACTGTTAGCTGTGCTTGCTCTCCAGTATTAGCCCCTACTGCTGTTATTTCCATTATTTCATCTTCTATTCTTATTTTGTCACCTACATAGAAAAATCCTGTTGTAGCTACAGGTGTTGAATTGTCATCTACATTAAAGGTAGTTGCATTACCATCTGCTATTGCTCCATCTAAAAAACTAGCAACTGCTACATACTCATCCGTATTTGGTGCTGTTGCTGGTACTGCTGTTCCATCCCATTCATTTAACAAATCTGAAATAATAGCTCTTGTTGTTGGCAAAATTATTTCCTCTGATGGATTTAACATGTATTGAACATATCTTGTCCCTGCTACATTAGTTTCCGAATCATACTCACTATATGAGAATAATGCTGTAGCTGGCACATAACCATCATTCCTTACTTTTACCGCTTTTACCATACCTGTTCTTGATACAGTTTCACTTGCTGTGCTGTTTAAATCTAATAATAAGTCTGGTGTGTCTTCACTGTATTTGATTGCTTTAGTTTTTGTATCAATAGGTTTATTGTAATCTATTTTACTTGCTTGGCCTAATGGTGTGCCTAAAGACATTCCTGTGCCTGTTGCTTCTGTTGTATAACTACCTGATGGTTCTGATGCCATGTGCTAATTCTCCTTTAAACAATGTGGTACTTGCATTTAATACTTAATGAGTAATCTGAATTTACTGAATCACTCCTAAATGTTGCTAAAATAACTTTTCCTGATGTTACATTTGCACTATCAATAGTCCAAGTTGATAGATAAGGCTGTTCATAGCCTGCATTTGTTACATCTGAATTATGTGCTAGTAATGTGCCATTAGTTAGACAGTTTGTGGCCCCTGATGTAAAATCATAGCTCATTAAATGCATCCTTGTTGTATCACCAGTAGATGCATCTGCACCTTCTAATGAATATATTGCATCTATAGATATATTATCAGGGATATACCACATAACTGGAACTAATTTATATGCATCACTAGATGTTGTAAATGTTGTTGCAGGATCTGTTCCTGTTCCAAGATCAATGTATGTTGTTGTTGTTGCATTATTACCATTTGCAAATGGTACTGCATAATGTGTATTTGCTAATGCACTACTAAAATGTGTGGTTACTATACTAAAATATGTATACTGAGTATTAACATTATTTCCTGATGCTTTTACAATATTATTAGTTGTATCTACTCGAAATACATCAGTCCCATTTTTTGCTCTTACTGATAGTGCAGAAGTTGTATCGTCATTTACAGGAAATACTCTTACAGAATCATCTGACATGTAAAGTGCTGATGATGTTCCTTCACCATCTTTAACATTCCTTAAATTAGTATCAACACCATTGTTTGAATTGTCCATTTGCAATAAATCTTTATATGCACCTTTTAATGTTTTATCTTCTAAACTCATCTACTCTCCTGTGAATATTGTATCTGGTAATGCTATAGCTTTAACTAATATAGGTGTATAATGTGTTTCCGCAGTTCTAAATCTACCATGTGCTATTGTTGAAGTTGATCCACTTGTTTCTTCACCTGCAATATAATATGTATAAGATTGCCCAGATGTCAATCCTGTGACCGCCCATGCTATGTTAATAAAATTAATATCTGTTTCATCCATTTTATATATACCAGCATCATATGTATGTGTTTCATGAACTTCATTATATGTAGAATTATCTGACAATGCAAATCCAACAGTTGTAGAACTAGTATATAGTCTACAACTAAATACAATTTCAATATTTCCAGAGCTTGGTGCAGTAAATGTAACTTTTACATCTGTGCCCTGTGCAGTTTGCAAAACTGTCATTGATGAGGTTAATGAAATTGAATTATCTGGTGCTGAAGTGCTATCATTTGCAATTCTACTATATCCAATCACAGCTCCACTTTGAACTAAATTATCTACCGAATTATCTACATATTTTTTTGTTGCTACTTCTTTTTCAGATAATGGCTCATTTTCAACATATACTCTATTAGTTGATAGCAATAGCCCTGTTGTGTCACTTTCTGCCTTTATCGGCTGTCTATCAATCTTTAATGGTGAATCTATGCTAAGAGTCTTAATTGTATTTGCAAATCTAGGTGTTTTTTGTACTTCTGGCATTACTTTTCCTCATACCATCTTGGTTCACTTGCAACTTTTTTACTTTTTGACTTTTTAAGCAATTTGTCTACTTTTTTTTCTAATTTCTCTAGTCGCACTAAAAACATATCACCTTGCAAATCTAGATTATTAGGTTTTTTTACATAATCATGTATTTCTTTAGCTTTTTTTAATAGCTTTATTGCAGGTATTAGATTCATTATTTATTGTCTGACCTTAAACCTTTAATCATACCTCTAACTAATGATCCAAACACATTGTCTAGAAGATCTATAAAGTATGGCTCTATAGTTTTGTTCCACACACCCTTTGTAATCTTCCATTTGCTTAATCCTAGTGTCATTACCTTTCCAATGCTTTCAAATGTAGTTTCTATAACACTACATATACTCTCATTAGGTATTTTTTTCAATACCCATAATACTATTGCAGATGATCCTCCACCTACTAATAATCCTGAATTTTCTGTTACTGCCCCTAATATATTTTCTAACATATTATCTCCTTTTTAATCTTTTTTATAGCCATTTGCTTTAAAATTACTTACATCTATTTTTTCCATTGGCCTTGTCATTATAAAATCTTTTAACTTACTATTTTGTATTTCCAGATCTTCACCACCGCTTATGTATGGTTCTCCATCCTTTGTATGCCCTACATTATATACTATTATAGAGCATTTAAATAAACCTAGTCTAACTATTCTTCCAGCATATTTTTTACCTTCTATCCATATATAAATAACGTCACCAACATTTATAGAATTACCCCAGAATATTTTAAATGATTCTGTCAGTCCTTCTATTGTGGATCTGAAAAGAACTGCCAAAAAACCAACGACAAAAAGCCAGCCATAGCTTCCTATAAGATCTGTTCCTATTGTCTGTAGTTGTTGTTCGTTCATTCATTTAATTTTCTATTAATAGTCTTTCTAGATTTTTAAAACCTTCATCTATCTTAGATTCTATTCTAGCTATCTTTACTTCTAAACTTTGTGTTTTATCTTTATTTGACATAACTTTTTTTCTAGTATTCTCCGCATCACTTTCTATAACATCTAATCTGTTATCAGTCGCACCCTGTGTAAACATAAATGTTCCTAAAATTGTTGCTAGTGTTATTATAGTACCTACAGATATTTTTTTATCTATCATTTTATACTACTACCTCAAATATCGTCTTTTTTGTTCTTGTCTTGCTATGCGACTTTGCATTATATGCTTCTAGTGATGTATCTATATTATATCCATCACACACTATGTTTTGCAGGTCAATTTTAATCCCATCCCTATTCCCATTGTCATAGAATATATAACAGTTTTGACTTGCCCTTCCATTGAGATTAAGTGCTTTCTCTGAATAATCATTTGCCCCAACCATAGATGATGACCTTCCAAAGGTATCCCCTATTCTGCACGAATGTATGTGGCCCATGATAATATAGTCAATCTTAACACCTTTCATAGAATAGCGACCTGCAATTTGATTCACTGCTGTATCTAATTTACCTCTAAATGAGCCATGTCCATGCATCATTAAAAGATTTTGACCAGCTACATTTACTACTAATTCTGATGGATCCCCATGTATAAATTTAATGTCTGTATCTTTAAATAAATACCTTAAACATTGAAATATAGTGTAATCATAATTGTCAGTTGCTATTATGTCACTCCATCCTAGTTCTTTATTTGCTCTACCTTCATTTCCTACTATAGATGCAACTGTTACATTAAAATCTTCAGCCATATCTAATATAGCCTGCTGAAATATGTCTACACCTAAAAAAGTTGCTTTAGCTCTGTTCGTTGCTTGATTCAATAGCTCATCCAATCTTCTATCACTATTCATAAGGTCACCTGTAAATGCAAACACTATATTACTCACATTTGCTGTTTTAAAGTACGTTTTAGCCTTATTTACGAAATGTTTTGTTCTTTTGGATGCAATACTAAAGTCATATTTATTGTTTTCTAAAGATACCAACTCATTCAAATGCACATCACTAAATTGTATTACTCCGCAGGCTTTTTCATTTACCTTATGTTTCTTGGTAGTGCAATGTAATTTATTTTTTTCAAAAAGCTGTTTTAATTCTTTACTATATGCCTCAATGGCATTTTCAATTCTGGCATGTTCTCTAAATGCCTTGTTAAATATTCTATTTTTATCTTGTGCTTTCTGTTTCTGTTTAGAAAGCCTTACATTCTCTCTTACTATATCTACATCAGCATCTGTTATTGGATATATTGTTTTTACTCGACAACTTTTACATTGGTATCTTTGTTGTCCTCTTTCATTAAATCCCTGCTTACTCATACCCACATGATAGCAATTTGGGCAGATAAACTTTTTAGGATCTATGCCATCCATTATCTTCCTTTTTTAATTGATGCCTTTCTAACTATATTACTTAGTTTTTTAGCTCTATTTGGTGTCTGTATTGCCCATCTAGAATCAAGCATTTCCGCACTAGCCATTTTAAATTCATAATTCTCTAAATAGGCTAATGTTTTTTTAAACTTTGAAACACCAGTTATACCTAGCTGATAGCACATTTCATATATAACATCCTGTACTTCTGTAGGCATATCTTTTAAAAACTTAAATTTTTTATCTGCATTATCTATTAATTTGTCTAGCTTTCTTCTTAATATTATTTCTGCAAGATCTTCATCTAATACTAAATCTTTAATTGCAAATCCATATCCTATAGTGTCTATACCTAGTGTGTCTTTATAGACTCTTTCTCTAAACCCTTCAGATAACTTAACTGCATTTAATAAATGACTTGTCATCTTATTCACCTGTAAATGTTGAACTTTTAGACAATTCTTGTGCCTCAGACTTAGTTAGTACACTAAAGTTTGGATATGCAACACCTGATCCTAATGCTACTAACTCTGAAAGTACACCATTTTTCATTGACCATTCACCTTTAACAATACAATACGATTTATCATGTGAATATCTTGGTGCACCTAATTTACCTGCCCATATAATATCATCCCATGTAGGTGATGATTTGTAGGTTATAGTTCCATCTTCTGCTACTGACTCTACTATTGGATATAGTGCTCTC